TTTAGTCGTATCAATCTTAACAGGAGAGGAAAATGGCACTTGGTTCACCACGAACTCGGACTTTTTTCGATACCAGCAATGGTACCGGAACTATTCTGCGCGAAAGCACAGGTCGTGTTGATAATTTTACTTGGCAATCATTACGATTGGACAAGAAAATCGTTGACACCGTTACTCCCAATTACGCGACGCTCATCATGAGCGGTGTGATTGTTAATAACGGAATGACGTTTACAAAAACAGAACAGGTTTTTAATCCTGGCTCTGCCGTTTATTTAGTTGGGCGTGAGCCTAACAAAACAAAACGTATTGTAAATGGTTCGATCGAAGGTTTGTGGGGTAACAAGTTCATCCCTCTAAGTTTTCTTCCAGAACCTGACGACGGATCGCCGTCAGCGAAGCTGAAAGCTCTGGCTAATATTGATTCCACTCCGCATGAAATGGGCGAGGACGTATTTGAAATACGCCAGACCCTTAAATTTGTGCGAAATCCCCTAAAGGCACTACACACTCTCTCTAAATCCTTTAAAAGAGATGTGAAAAGGCGACGACGCGGTGTAAACCGCAGCAACGCCCTAGCTAGTGTTTGGCTCCAATATAGGTTTGCAGTGACACCTTTGGTGAATTCTGCATATTCTATACTGGATGGGTTGTCTGACTTTAAACGGTCTAGACCTCCCACCCGGCGAGCCTTGGGTTTTTCGAATGCAGCGCTAGATAGTAATCGTTCTTATTTCCGTGCACCGCTGACCTGGTCCCAACAAGGGTCCAGAAAAATCAGCTGGCGTGCAGGAATCGGATACAAGATTACGAATCCGGCTGCAGAGTGGAGATTTGTGTATGGGTTACGTAAAAAAGACGTACCCCTGGTTTTGTGGCAAATAGTACCACTAAGCTTTATGGTAGATAGGATTGTAAATATCTCTGAATCTATTTCAGGATTAACAAACCTACTCGATCCTAACATCACAATCCGTTATGCATGGGTGACTAAGAAGGATGAAATCATTCAAACTTCTGCACTCACCGATCATGCAAACCTTGATCTCGTGTCTATGCAGTCCGGTAAAGCTAAACTAACTACGTTTAGTTATAACCGTCAACCGTGGAACCCGTCAATTTTTGACTTGGTTCCTCCCTTCAAACTGAAGGGACTCATAGATTCCGTAACCAAGGTCACTGATCTAGTTGCACTTATTGTGCAAAACTTTCGCTAGGTCTTTTGATAGTTTTTAAGACTATCTTTGTCCCTCCGGGGACCTAACTGGAGACATTTTAATGCCTTTATTAAACGCAAACTTGCGTACCGAATCAACGGGCGCAACATTCACAGGGGGTACTGATACCCCTCTTTCATCACTCGGCCAGAACCTTAATGAACACAAAATGTTCATTAATGGCGTAGCCGAAGGAACGCTCGATCGAGTAACGCTAGAGTTTAAATCTAGCTTACCGAAACCGAGTGCTACCTCCCCATCTGGGTTTACCCAGATGCGGTCAACTATTGTTATCAAGGTGCCTAAAACATTGGCATCCGGTAAAATAGTTGTGCAAACTCTTCGTATGCAGCTCGGTACGGACGTTGAGTCCGCCGATGCAGAACGATTAGAGATTGCACGTATAGGTAGTCAGATTCTTTTCGAACCTGAGTTCCAGCTATTTTTAATGTCTGGCTCCGTTGCGTAATGACCCTCTTCAGGGCATTTTTGTTGATATTGATTACATTTATTTGTAACAATGATCCTGCAAACGAAGTTAAACTTCAAAAAATAGTTACTATACTCCTTCTAGGATTCAACATCTTGTTGTGGTCCTATGTAGTCAGTATAGTGTGATGAGTTAATAAGTTTTCCACCGGAGAAACTCCATGAAACTTAAACAGAAACATCTTTCTCAAGGCGTGAGCTTTGAGCAAAGGGCTGATCTAGTAATAACAACCCTAGATCAGTTTGTAAGACGCGACCTGCGGATGCCTGCTATAGGCGTTCCGCAACTTGCATACGATTATTTTAGAAGGAGCCAAAAAGACAGTACTCTAAAAAAGTACATCTTTTTGGATGGTCCTGATAACCTTGAAGAACTTACGTTCAACAAGTTTATCAAAATCAATAAGCATGTAGGCGACTGTGGTTTTTCATTTCCACAGCCGTCTCTTGCTCACTCACATCTACCGACCATAGATCGTTGCCTTCTAAGGGCTCGATCTCTATGTCACCAGATGTTAGGTGGATTGGATATTGAGAAGTGGTTTACATTTTGTAAACACTCCTCTGGTGTCAGTTTAGGCGTTAAGTACGCCGATTGCTCCATTGAACAGAAGTTCAAATACCCAATATCTTCTACTCGTATAGCAAAATCCCTTATGGAGACGTATTTCGACTTTGATGAAAGTCTGAGTCAGGCGGTTAAGCACCTAAACCGTGATGTTCGTAATGAACACAAGTACGTACTTACAAAGGAATCGCGCGCTACTA